CAGCACTAAAACTGTAACCCACGTGGGCTGGCCTTGGAAGACCGGCGACACTGACAGTCATGAGGTTGGTATTTACACAAGCGATAGCGTGCTGGTAGCAAGTGCCACGGTGCCAGGCACAGGTGGCGTCAATGGCACATTTAACAAAGTCGCATTGCCTGTGACTTTGAGTGCTGGAAATTACAAAATCGGAGGTCTAGTCATTGAGGACGGTGACACTTGGCACGATTCAGCCACGCTCTCAACATCGGGAGCCGCGACAATTTACAGCGCGAGTTACAGCTCAGGGATAGGCCCGCCGAGTTTTTATCAAACTGGGACAACCAATCAAGGGCAAGGAGTACCAACAATTTATTTTGCACCATAATGGCAACGACATTATCACAATACGGCATCACTTGGACGTGGGTCGAAGACCGCGAAACAGGAACGTTTGCGAACGGGGACTATTGGGTGGTCGGCCCGATCACTCTGACTGGCATCACGCCAGAGACAGCGATTATTGGAGGCCGACGCGCTAACGGATCAATGGTCAATCCAGCACCAGCTAACTATGCGCCTCAAGGATTCGACGCCAGCCTTCTCGGCTACAGCGACTCGCTCAACATTGCGCTTGTGGGTGGAAACCCACTTTCCGTCTCGAACACCCGAAGCGTGCCTGCGAGTTCATCAATTTGCACCGTGAAATCAAAGGCAGTAGCCGGATTCCAAGTATTAGACGATTTTGGGGTTCTTACCGTTCTGGCAAGTGCTCCCGCTTCGGGATCATTCCGACCTCCTTACACTGGCACCGACAAAACGATCAGTTGGAACAAGTCGCAACTCAATTACGGGATTCTCAGAAACTTAGCTCCCGTTACTGGTCAGTCAGCTCCCACATCCTCTAGTTTTTCTAAATCGTGGTTGGAAATTGAGATGGATACCGACAAAAACCGCCAATGGTCCCCAACCAACCATCAGCCGGGGTATGATCGTGATAACAGTCAACGTTTTGGAGGAGCACTCCTTGAACTCCATACGAACTATTCTAATGCAGAGAAGGAGTTAGCTTATGTGCGACTTGTCCAATACGGGATTGATGTTTATGGGCAAGTGAAGAATGGGACATGGACCGTCGTAGGAACCGTTTACTCCGGATTGAATGGAAGCGCTCAAACGAAACCAGCTCTAGTTCTAGCGGCTCTCGCTCTTGATGATGCCGACATGAAGACTTACGTTGATGGTCCGAATTTCGTGGATAATCCCTATAAGTGGTCGCCATTAGGAATACCCAGATTCTTAGCGGACTCGATCTTTTGGTATGTGGGCGATGTGAATAATTCAGATGACGTAGGCCGCCCATTGGAATTGGGAAGTCAACAATACGTCGCTGGGGATGTGGGGAAGGCAGAATGGGGACCGTTACATTGGGGCGCCAGGTTTAAAGACAGCGCGGCTTGGTCGAAATCTTACCGAGATGTAAGATATGAGGGACACGTCGGATTAGCACTCTGTATGCGCCTGACAGTTGGTGCTGTTGAACTCTGGAACAATCAGGTGTTTTTCGATTACCATGACAGAGCCTTTGCAATATATACAGGAGGAAGCGTCCCAGATCCGACGCCGCCATACGTCAAATTATTTTGGGACGCATACCGCAACCTAGGGCTTAATACTCCTCTCCAATCGATTCAAAACGCGGGATCACCCCGCTCGACCTATCTACTCGACTCTGTCCGCACTGTCACGCTTACAGGCGGCAGCAACGCCGAATCGATCTATTACACACTCAACGGTGATGTTCCAACTAACACAGCTAGCGCGACGTGCTTTTTATACACTGCGCCATTTACGGTGTCGTCTGCCGTTGCTGCCATAAAATGGAAAAGTTTTGCATCTGGAGAAACTCCAAGTCCAATTGGTAATATCGCCATCAGTTTCGTCACAGCCACTCACCCCTGCGCCCCCGTTAACCTAACCTTATCATGAGCACACTATCCGAAATCATCCGCACGACCATTTCCACACCCTGAACCATGAGCAAAGAAGAACTCCACGAGATCGCCGTCGCCTCGACACCCGAAAGCGTCAACATCCCTGCAACGTGGGGCGGATTGTTCGTTTGGGCTGTCGGGAAATGGGGTGTTGGAGTGGTCTTTGCGGGTATGCTTGTGCCAGTTTACACGGACCTCAAGGCATCTAACCAACAAGTCGCGGAAATCAGTAAGGCGAACATCATCATCCTCACTCAGCTCTCGGCACAGATCGAGGATGCCAGCAGTCGCACGACGCGAGTCGAGGAAGCGATTCGAGAACTCAACCGCCACGCTGACCGACCATGAACCACTTCCCCGACGAACTCAATTTCACCGATGCCGGGATGCGCGGCGACTCCCACATTTTCCGGCTCACGGAGCGTTTCCGATACCTCTCATCGTTCGGAACCATCGCCGTGCACAAGGGATTTGATACAGACGGGGCATCCATCCCTCGCGTATTCTGGAGTATCCTTTCGCCGTTCGGACCCTACTTCAAGGCGGCAGTCATCCACGATTGGCTCTACTCGCCGTATAACGACACGTTCGACCGCGAAGACTCGGACGAGATCTTCAAAGAAGCGATGTATAACATCGGCGTCGATTGGTTCCAGCGTGAAATCATTTTCCGGGCCGTCCGCCTGTTCGGTAGCAGCTCTTTCCGAGGGACATCACTCACATGAAAACACTCCTCCCAGAGCGTATCGCTCTCATTGCACTATCAATGGTAGGCCGTCACGAAGAGCCACGTGGTTCAAACAAAGGCTTACTCATACAAGAATTCTTCAATGCAGACTATTACAAACCTAACGCTGCGGACAACGGCTACGCATGGTGCGCTTCTTTTGTTTGTCGTATCGTGCAACTATCAATGCACGCTCTCGACCTTCCCGAAACCATCTCCTACAAGCGTCCCCGCACACCCTCCGCATTCGGCCTCGCCGATTGGTCCCGAGACCAAGACAACACCACGCACACAAAAGACTTCCCCGGCAACGACATCAAACGAGGCGATATAGTCATTTTTAGTTTTTCCCACTGCGGCATCGCAATCACCAACGCGGACGAAACCGGTTACTTCGAAACCGTCGAAGGTAACACCAATGTCGCCGGTTCCCGCGAAGGCACCGACGTAGTTTGGAAGAAAGGTCGTTCCGAACGATCCGTCAACAAAGTCCGCAATCGCATTCGCTTTACAATCTAAGTCGCGTTTATAGCATAAACCTCACATGGAAATTAAAGAACATCAACGTCTTGTTGCTTTGCGTCGCCTTGCGGTGTTGAAGAAGCAGAATGGTATTTTGTTTTATAAGCCTCATGCAAAACAAGATGAATTTCATGCGGCAGGAGCGAAGAAAAGACGGTATGTTCGGACTGGTAACCGGTTCGGCAAGTCAACGATGGGCGGAGCTGAAGATGTTGCATGGGCACGAGGCGAGCGTGAATGGTATCCTAAAGGTGACCTGCGCCGCACCAGCGGTATTCCGCAACATTCCACGAAAGGACTCATACTCGTCGCCGACTGGGACAAGGCACACGAAATCTTCACCAACCCCGTAAAGGGTCAGGGTCAAGGGAAGTTGTTTAAGTTCCTTGCGCTTGATACGATTGTTCGGGCGAATAAGAACAACGCTGGGGTTATATCTGAAATCGTTGTGAAGTCAATTTGGGGTGGGGAAAGCACGATCATGCTTGATACGGTTAAGTCCTTCATGTCCAACGCAATGGGGCAGGAGAGTTCGGACTGGGATTGGATACATGTCGATGAGCCTTGCCCAAAGGAAATGTGGGTGGCTAACTCACGGGGATTAATTGACCGGCATGGAAGTGCGTGGTTTACGTGCACACCGATTAATCAGCCGTGGATTAACGACATGTTCGTCCCGCGAGATTCGTTCCGGGTCACGACAGGCGAGAGCATTGAAAAAGATGTGGAGCACTTGATGATCGTTGGGACTTCTTATGATAACGTTTATAATACTCCCGCGGCACTGGCCATGTTTGAAGCAGATCTCACGGAGGCTGAAAAAGACTGCCGTATTAAGGGCATACCGTTGGCACTTTCTGGGTTAGTTTATAAAGAATTTCACCCTTCGGACTCGTTATATCGCGGAACCCCGTATGGGTGGCAGGATGCCATGACACCTCCTGAAAACTATACGATTCGGCTGGCGATTGACCCGCACCCACAGGTCCCGCATGCAGTGTTGTTTGCCGCTACGAGTCCGGAGGGGATTGTTTACTTCTTCGCGGAGATTTTCCGTAAGTTTACAAGCGCACAGGAGTTATGCGAGTCAATTAATACTATCGTCGGTTCAAGACACGTGCAGATTTTCTTATGTGATCCCGCGGCTTACGTACCTTCAAACATTGATCAAAGTGTTATGGCTGACATTTTGATCGAAAACGGGGTGTTTGTCGAGAAAGCAAGTAAAGACCTAAGTCGCGGGATCATAACGACTCAAGCTGCGTTGAACTCGACGATTAAAAGTCCTGCGGGTAAAGTGACCAAGAAGCTGTTGTTCGCTGAGCATTTAACGGAAACGCGATGGGAGTTTGACCACTACACGTGGAATCCAAATCGGCCTAATCGTCCGATTGATAAAGATGATCACATGATGGAGAATTTATATCGGCTTGTGTTGGAAGGGTTGGATTATGTCACCCCTGACAATTCTGATGAGATGAAGTATATGCCAAGCATGGTTTCTGACAGGGGACGTTTTTCAGTTCCAAGACAAGAGCAATTTACCTACAAATAAATGGACGAACGCATCAGAAAAGAACTCGATCGCGAGGAGCCGACAGCGTTTCATGGGCATATGTTAACGCATTGCATGAAACATGTTCAGGCTTCGCGGTCGTATATGTCCACGTTTTATGATCTGTGGGAAGAACGTCATAACATCTATCGTTCGTATCGGTGTGAAGACAAGGCCGATGAGAAGGCTGTTCAAGAAGGACGTCCGAAGAAGCAGGTCATTCCAATGACTTATGCGAAAATTCAGACTTTTAAGTCGTTCATGATGGCTGTGATCATGCAGAGGCCGAAGGTGTTTGAGCTTGATGCAACTGGTGTAGAAGATCAAGACTACAAGGATCTGGCTGAGAAGATCCTAGATGCTGACGTAAGAACAAATCCTTTCAACAAGATCCTCGGTCAGCACGCTGTGGATATTGCAAAGTTTGGACTCGGCATCCTCAAGCACTGCTGGGAAGAAGAGTTTGTTTACATTACTGTAGCGGAAGAAACCGAGCCGATTACGGTTTTTGGTATTACGGTGAAATCCAAAAAGACCAAAATGGTGACCAAGAAGATCAAGAAGCGGGCTGGTAACAAGCTTCGCTGTGTCAGTCCTTTTGACTTCTATCCCGACACGAGATACCCACTTTCTGAACTGCATAAAGGTGAGTTTTGTGCTGATGCAAGTGACATGTCCAAGAATCAACTTCTGCAACTGGAAGCTGAGGGCGTATGTGCTGGCATCAAACATATCGAGAATTTTACACACGAGAACACACATGCAACTAAAAAGTTCATGCGTCGTTCGCGTATCAACTTTGACGACCTCAGAAAGTCCTCCAATGTTATACGTAACGTTGAAGTTCAAATCAAGATCACGCCAAGTCAGTTCTTTTTAGCTGACGGGAAACCGCTTGGACCGGAGAACACGCCTACAATCTACATCGTCTGGATCGCTAACGACATGCGGGTTATTCGCTGCGAACCGATGGGTTATCTCCACAATGAAGTTACCTATGAGGTCGGGCAGTTCGATGAGGACCAACACGACTTCATCAACCAATCACTTTCGGATGTTTTAGACCGGCTGCAAGAAACCATGGACTGGTTCATGAACGCACGGGTTGAATCTGTCACGCGAACGATTGATAACCAGCTGGTGGTAGATCCTCTGGGTGTGGACATGTCCACTATCGTTAATCGTTCGCGTGTCATTTTGCTGAAGAAAGGCGCAAGCCGCACAGGGGTAGATCGCTATGTCAAACAACTCGCAGTTCAGGACGTTACGGCGCGGCATATGGATGATATTGGACAACTTACCACTATCATGCAGGCTGTTTCTGGTGTCAATGAGAATGCTATGGGGCAATATCACACTGGTCGACGTTCAGCCACCGAAGCGAGAGTGGTCGCGCAAGGCGCTGCAAGTCGCCTCAAGAATATCACAGAGTCGATCTGGTTCTCGTCCATACAGCCAACAGGTTTAAAGATGTTGTTGAATCTTCGCCAGGGACTGACGGAAGAGGACGTCGTGAGAGTTGCCGGGAAAGAGTGGTTGCAAAAACCAGAAGCCATCGCGCAATTTCTTGCGAGTCCGGAAGAACTTGTCACACAGAGCGACTTCTTCATGTACGACGGCACGTTGCAGAGTGAGAAAGCTTACATGGCACAGACGCTCATGGAGCTGTTCAACCAAATTATCACGCTCGGTCCGTCCGGCATGATCAACCTCGAACTTTCCCCCAAACTTCTCCTCGAGAAGGTATACGAACTTCTTGGTGTTGGCTCCTTGCAAGCTTTCAACATCCAGAAAGACCCACAAACGCTGCAAAACATGGTCAATCTGATCGTGCAGCAAACACTACAACAATATGCCGAACAACAACAATCAGCCATCGCCGGAGGAGGACAACCTGACTCCGTCTGAAATCCGCCTACTCGCTTCTGAACTCCACGAGTTCAAAAAGACGTTCCTTTACAAACACTTTAAAGGTTCGCAAAAACTACTCTTTGATGAAACGGTTCTTCAAGTCATTGATGAACCTATTAAAGGCCCCGAGACACTCTACATTCGCGAAGGGTGGATCGGGGAAGCTCGCGCAACGAGGGAACTATATAAATGGTTCGACAACCTCGGAGACGTGCTTGAAAAAGAAATCCGCGAACTAGAACAATAAGCCAAACAACACTATGCCATATCCATTCGACAACGAAGACGACGACGATCAAATCATTGAAGACGGCCAACAAACCGATATCATTGATGACGATCAACAACAGCAACAGGACGACGTCACGCAACAGCAACAGCAGGCCATACCGCAGTCCTTCAATCCAGCCGACATTGCGCAAATCGTCGCAGCTACAATGCAAGCTCACCGTGAGCCCGCCGCTCCACGACAAATGTCCGCCGAAGAAGCGGCGCAGCACTTCCAGGTTTTCAACCCTGACGAGAGTTTCGTTAATGGCCTAAACGCGTTGGCTGATCCCGATGCCACACCGGCTGATCGCCGCAAAATCATTGATACGCTGCGGGATGGACTTGTCAATCAATCTTTCCGTGCGGCGGAATTGCTTATGGAACAGAAGATGGCCGAACTCGATCAACGATATGCGCCTGCATTGCAGATTGCGCAACGTGAGGAAGCAAAGCAACTTCAAAACGCTTTCGTGAAGAAGTATCCAGCATTGAAAGGACAAGATCAACTTGTCAATTCGATTACTGCGGGACTCGCACAACAAGGTTTCAGGCCAAAGTCAGCAGACGAGGCTTTTGATAAAGTGGCACAGTTTGCCGAACAGATCTTGCAAAAGGTCAATCCGGAATTCAAACTGGGGACACAAAAAAGCGGGGGTGGCGGTCGCTCACCTTCGATGGCTGGAACGAACATGGGTGGACATAGCGGTGGATTCCAAACGGTCCGCGGGGATAATACTCC